ATAATGAAATGAGATTTAAAGGTAAAACTTTATGGAAGAAAATGAAATATTTCTTTTACTCTTGTTATTATTATTTCCGTCATTTCTTTAATGACCCTGAATATAGATCCAAGGTCATGCAATTGAAAAATTATATAAACCTCAATTATAGCGGTAACAACATGAATGAGGAAAGCATGATAGGAGGCGGTAAAGCTCCCATTAATCTTGAATTTGGTTTAGAATGGGTAAATGGACGATTATGTGACGTTGCGACTGTAAACGTAAGTGGTAATACAGACACTCCTTCCATTCTCAAGAGCGAAAGTAGTTTCGGCTACAAACCAGGATATACTCCTTCTCCTGTTCCAAAACCGAAAAACGCAAAAACTGCGAATAAGAAAACCAAGAAAGAAAAACTCATCAATACTGACCCTATAATCAAAGAAAAAACTAAGTCTAAATTCAGCGATTTCGACGATTTGGATCAAATACCTGAGAAACATTTTGAGCAAGCGGAATCTAAGAAATTTTATCATTCTGTTGGCAATGAATATATCCAAATTTTGCGTAGAGGCAGAAAAGCTGTCTGCACTTGTGAAGATCACACTTATGAAAAAATTCTGAACACGGAAACTCCTATACACTTTGGTCGTTGCGAAAAGAATATAGATGCTTGCATTTTCGCTAGAGGGTTTAATACTGCTTTGAGTCCAGAATCAGAAACTTTATATCTCTTCAAAAATTTTGTGGACAATAAATGGTTCAAGGACAATGAATCCAAAATCTGCGATTCTATATTGAGCTTAACAGATGACGACTATTCTTTGAAAAAATTCATCATGGATACAGATCCTTCCAAAAGGAAAATATACCTTAACGGCTTTAAAGAGTTCATTGATAAGCAGAAGATTGATGTAAATTTTGAGTTAATGTCCAAAACTAATGAAGTACATTTTGACAAGTTATGTGACGTTAGACCTAGAATTTTTAACCCTTCTCCATCGATGAAAGCTGTCGGAGCATATTTAGCTAGAATCATGATTAAAGTTATGAAGAAAATAGAAGACGGTTTTATATCTGGTTATTCTACCAACGAACTTTCTGACAAAATAATGAAATTGCGAAATGTTAAAATGAGTTTCCATGATGATAACGTCTATTCGTATGACGGTAGTTCTCATGATGCTCATCAATCTTTTGAATTGATAGATATCGTAGACCACAAGCTCATGAAATTCATGTTACCTAGAATTTTATCTGACAGCAGATGCGCAGTTCCAGATTATTTGCTTCCAGAAGTTTTGTCTGCATTAGTAAGATTGTCTAACAAATTTTACACCAAGCTTGGAATGACCGGAATAATCCATGGCACTGTTTTCTCTGGCCATCCTACTCTGACTACTTTGTTCAACACTATTCGTACTACGCTTTATAATCGATATGCAGTGTTTTTGTTATATCCTCAATACTATGATGCTCATAAAATATGGGCTGCAGGAGATGACGTTTTAGCTTGGCTACCCATAAGAATAGACCCGCGAATGTTTAAACTTGTTTTAGGTGGAGATTCGGGCTCTAGAGGATTAGGTCAAAATGCTAAAGATTTTAAAGTTGGAGAATTAAAGAAACACACATTTCTCTCCAAACAATTTATATATTTGAACGAAAAACTCAATATAGTTCCTATTGCTCAAAGGTTATATAAAGCCGGTATTTCATATTCCAAGAAAAGTGCTTTACAAAAAAGAGAACATC